ACCATACCACCATTAACCATTTGAAGAGCCTTTTGTTGGTACATACCCATCTGTTGCATCTTATCAGGATTTTGATTTAAGTAATCGTTAAACTTACTCATGTCACCTTGATACCCTAGAGTACCTGCAATACGTTGCATAGCTTCAGGTTTAAATCCTTTGAATTGTTGCATTTTTTATTTACCTTTATCCATTAACTGCTTTATCTAAAACCCAGATCATTACAGCAGATCCTATAGCAAAAAAGAATACTGTTGTTACAATTGAAATTACCCAGAATAGTTTATCTCTTGCTTCAGCTTCTTCTTCTAGTGCTTTCTTTTGCCTAGACCTAGCAGCAGCTTGCTCTTGTACAACCAAGTCCCACATACCCGGTGGGCCATATAGTCTGCAGCAAGACCTGAGTTCTTGTTGAGCTTCTTTGTGAGCCATCTTTGCCTGTGCTATTGCAAAGCCTTCTTCTTCTGAAGATGTAAGCCTACCTAGTGGGCCTTTGTGTCTACCTTGTTCTGCAAGATTTATGTCAGCTTCTAACTTAGCTAGTTTACCAAACTGAGGCAGTAAACTTGAGGCATCTTTTCCTGCTTTTATGGCAGCACTTACAGACCCTGCTATCTTAGTAACTGCACCAGCTAATGCTAATACTTCTATCACGACAGTAATCCTTTTGTTATATAATTACCATCATCTACATAAGTGATGTCAGGGTAATTGTTGTCTGCTAGCCATCTTTTCTACAGACATACGAATGGCTTTTATGTTCTCATCTATTCTAGCCATAGATATAGCTTGCCCATGTACTGCGTCTTCCATACGGCCTAGTCTTTGTTGTACCTCTACAATCTTAGAAGCATTAACTTCTATGTCAGAGGTCATTGTACTTACAGTCCAAACGATAGCTGCACCCTGCACAAATAAACCAAAGATTAATGTTAGTGGTACAGACTTACTCAAATGCCAGTTATCATTAGCCATTACTCTTATCCTCTATCTGTGGTGTGTTAGCTAGTGATGTGGGATCAAATACGTCAAACCCCCTACTGTTAGCAAATGCTGCAGGACACCCTGCCCACTTATCTGCACATCCCTCAAGCCACTCTACTGTATGCTCATGCTCTGGGGCTTTGCCTTGTTGTACTAATTCGTTTTCCCAGTTAAGGTATGACATTACTTCTAGTTGAGCTTGGGCTGCATTGATACCTAAGTCAAACAAGTAGATCATGTTACCTTCGTCAATGATACCCTGTCGTGGTCTTGCACTGTTTAATGCTTGCTTCATACAAGTCATAATGTGGTAACGTGCTTCTTCTAGTTCGTAGTCTTCCTCAGTAAGTTCTGTCTTACCAATCTTCTTCATCAGGTTATCGTACTGATTAGTGAAGAAGTTCATCTTGCGTACAGCACCTTGTACTGCGTTACGTGTACCTTCTAGTTGACCCTGTAGCTCTAGTATCTTTATCTCTAGTAGCTCACGGTCTAGGTCATCTTTACAAGTTTTAAGTTCAGCTTCTCTTTTCTTAAGCTTATTCTCTTTCTTGCGTAGTCCTATGTAGGCTTCCTGTAGTGCTGATCGTGTCTTGTCTATCTCAGCTAGTGTATGCTTAATGCTACGTATGGGTGTAATAGCTGTTACGTCTAGTGTAACCCCCATGAACTGACTGTGTGACTTGTGGAAGTTGCTGGTAGCCTGTGTAACTGCTGGCATCTTCTCAGCAATGTTATTAAGCATAGACTTATACTCAGGGGCAGCAGTAGGTAGTGCTTCGTTTAGTGTAGTAGTAATAGCTAATTCTGTAGACATTAGTAACTCCTTCTTAAAAAAGAGTTATACCATATTTTTAAAGTAATTGCAAGCACTATCCGTTAGACCATTGGGTATACCATCTACCATCAGAGTTTTTAAATGCACCATCACATACTGGCCCTGCCTTTTGTCCATCAAACACAACATCTATACCTTCACCATTAAGCCATGCCTCTGTTAGCTCACCTTGTGCAGGTACATTATGTGGCCTACGTTTTCTAGTCTCATAACGAAACTCTTTCTCCGTAAGCAGTCTGCCTGTATCTCTGTATCTAAGTAATCCCATTTATACCTCTATGCTATTGCTAAGAAAATGTAGTCACCATCTTGAAAACTACCTGAGATCTGAAAACCTGATGCTAGTGGGTCTATATAATCTGTGTTAGTGACCTGTGCAGCATTAGTGTCAAGCAGAAAGTAAGGATCATTTCCTGCAATTATACCTCTAGTTGAATCCCACCAAAACCAACTCCCTGCATCATCAGTACGTTTAAGCATGACTACTCTAGCACCTGCTGAAAACCCACAGTTTACATCTGTTGAACTACCTGAGTGTGTTACTGATCCTACTTTAGAAACACCTGCTAGTGTTGCGAATAGGTAGGCTATATAGGTGTCTCCAGAAGCGTTTGTTCTGTCATGTGTACCAACAGAAAACACGGCTGAAGTAGGGGCTGTATTGTTCCAAATAGTTGTAACAGAATCTGAGTTAACAGCAGCATCATCGTTTAAATTAAGATACTTATCGTTACCAAACCCAGCCCAAACTGTCCAATCTTCTGTAGTATTTCTAGCTTTTACCCACATCATTTCAGGAGCAACACCAAGGCTGTGAGCTTCTGTTTTTGCACTACCTGTTCCCGTGTATGCAACTACATCAAAATAGCCTTTGGCACGTTTCCACATATAAGCAAGTGCAGCATCTTCACCATAAGCTGCTCCTCCGAAATATCCATCGTTAAAATCAAACGATGCATCAGTTTCATCTGCTTCACGTGTAGTGGCATCAGTTGCCATTTTTTTGTCTTGAAGTAATCTTGACGCTACTAGCCATGTTCCTGATGCTAATGGTTTTTTTATGGCAAAGTCTACAGGAAAACCTGATGTATGATAAGGTGCAGCAGTATTTTCACCATCAATAGCAAACACCTCAGTAGCATCCGTTATGGTAGCCATGTTAGGTCTTCTAATTGCCATGTATATATAAGTTTTATTGTTAGTATTTATTTCTGCTGAAGTATGACCAATTTTAAAACCTGTAGCAGTTGCAGTAACCCAATCTTGACTTGTTGATGTCTGTTCTGCAGCAGCATTATTAGGGAGTAATTGATTATAGCCAACCTCGTTAGCTAAATTACGCATAGAATCCATTATCGACCAGTTTTCTGCTGCATCTACATTTTTAATCAAAACAAATTGAGCTTCCCAACCCAAGTTAATTACAGGGCCAGTGTTATTTCCATTACCTTCGTAAGTACCACACTGGATCATAGAGTCATCCCCTGTTTCGTGACCAAAAACATAGGCTACATAGTCTTCTGCATTTTGACCTGTATAAGCAGCAGCCCCAACTGTAAAAACATTTGCAGTAGCATCAGTATCATTAAAAAATGAACTGTCTGTGTTTACAACTTGAGTGCCACTTAATTGCATTAAACCAGTTCCACCAATACTTCTGTGATACACCCCCCAATGTGCAGTACTCTTTCGTTTCATAATAATCATACCAGGCACTGACCCAAGATTATGTGCTATGTTTTGTGCACTGCCGCTGCCTGTATACTCAACTATATCAAAAAAATTAGGGGCTACTTTAAACTGCCAAGCACAATAAGATTCATTATTAGTATTTACTTTTACATCATCGCCTAAAGCAAATCCTGTACTAGAAAATGCTGTAATTGTATCTGCATCAGTAGCTTCTGCAGCACTAGTATCTGAAACTAAAATCTTACCAGCACCTCTTACAGTATCAGTAAATATATTGCTATCTGCTGCATCTCTATTTTTTATCCAAACAAGGCTGGATTTATTAACTGAGTCTATTCCAGTGGTAATACTTTGAGTACTACCATTACCTTCATATAAAGTTATGGCAAAGTTATTCTCAATAAGTGTATCTGGATTAGCTACACCTGCTTCAGGCCAGTTAGCTCCACGTTTGTAATCATACTGATCATCTAAGTTCCACACACCAGAAGCTGCACCTACTTCACTAGTACCAACAGGTTCTACTTTTGTGGCAGATATTATGTTGCCTGTCATTTGTTTGTACGACATTATGCTATACCTCCGTGTCCATTAGAGCAGCCAGATACTACGTTTTTTGACACTGTTAAATCTCCAAAGTCAGAGGCATTACCTGTTGACTGAATAGTTACAAACTCTATAACATTCGTGCTAGTATCACTGCTTGAAGTATAACCACCTGCAAAGATACCTTTTACACGACCAGCAGCACCTGCAGGTTCAACACGATTACTTGTAAGATCACCAAAATCAGTAGCATTACCTGTAGTAGCTATAGTAACAAAGTCTATTATATTAGTAGTTGCACCCCCAGCAAATAAACCTCTAACAGAATCTGAACAACTGACACCTCTACCAAGAGCTGTAGTACGATCACCAAAGTCTGTTACATTACCTGTTGAAGATATAGTAATGTATTCAATTACATTTGAACCTGATCCGTTAAAAAGACCTCTTGTAGGGGATGCACAACCTGGAGCACCGGGTCTAGAAGCGGATAAGTTTCCAAAGTCTGTTACATCACCTGTGTTTGCTATAGTTATATATTCCATTGTATTATTTGCAGTAGTACCTGCAGCAAAAACACCTCTTGTAGAATTAGCAAGAGAACCAAGGGCACGAACAGATTGTGATAGATCACCAAAATCAGTAACATTACCAGCAGATGCAAATGTAACATACTCAATTATATTTACATTAGCAGAACCAGTAAACCCGCCCCCAGCAACACCTCTAGTAGCTGACCCAAGAGATGTTAAAATACCCCTATTTCCAGATAGGTCTCCAAAGTCAGTAGAATTACCAAGACTAGCTAAAGATAGCTGCTCTATTACATTTGAGAATGCTCCAGCAGCAGGGTTTGTATCACCACCCATAAATAAAACAATAGTAGTATCAGGTATTGTAGGCCAATCTGCTGCATACTGATATTGTGTTGAGAGGCTCCATACGCCATTAAAGTTGGGCATTATTGTAGTCCTCCGTGTCCAGATGATACAGCCTGATGAGGTATGAGAT